GTCGTTCGCCGGCCTCAAGGCGATGATCACCGACAACGGCCTCGGCACGATCGGCGGCATCAACGCCGCGACGTGGCCGTTCTGGATGAACCAGTTCCAGAACCTCGCGCGCACCCAGGAAGGCGGCTCCGGGCCGTTTGTGCTCACCTACCCGGTGGTCAAGGCCGGCATGAATGCGCTGTGGATGAAGCTCATCCGTGGCACCGAGCACCCCGACATGGTGGTCGCCGACGCCGAGCTTTACTCGACCTACGAGGGCGGCCTGCAGGAGAACCAGCGCTACGCCGACGCCCGGCTTGGTGCTCTCGGCTTCGAAACACTGAAGTACAAGCAAGCAGCGATAGTATTCGACGGCGCGGCTACTGGCCTGACCGGCGGCTACATGATCAATACCAAGTATTTCAAGTTCGAAATCTACCAGGGATACAACTTCGAAACCATCGACCTGCCCGACCAGTCGCCGGACATGGACGCGATCACCCGCCACATCGGCTTCATGGGCTGCCTGTCGATGTCGAACCGCTTCCTGCAGGGCCGCATCTTCATCACCGGCGCCTGAAAATATTTTGCCCTGGGGCGCGCACACCGCGCGCCCTGGTTGGCCAAGTAGGAGTGAGACCATGCCCGATCCGGTCGACGCCCTGGTGTCGTTTTTCGAGAGCTACAGTCAAGCCGGCCTCGGCAGCGACGGCCTGCCGCTGTTCAAGACCGTCATCATGATCCGCAAGGCCAAGCCGCCGCGCCTGGAGGTCGAGGCTCTCGCGACCGAGGAGGATTTCGAGCAGTTCCATGAGGCCTATCGGCTGTTCGAGCGGCAGCGCGGGGCGCGCTCGCCGACCGTCGACGGCTATCCGCTGGCGCTGTGGCCGGTGGTCTCGCCGGCCGATCTCAAGACACTGGCGGCACGCGACATCGTCACCGTCGAGCAGCTGGCGGCGCTTGCCGCCAAGAAGGGCGGCAACATCCCGGCGCCGATCGTCGAGCTGGCGGCCCGCGCCAAGCAGCTGGTCGCCCTGCAGAAGGAGACCGGCCGCTACGAGATCATCATCAACGACCTTACCCAGCAGCGCGACGCCCTGGTCGAGCAGCTCAGGGAGGCCGGCGCCACCATTGCCGCGCAGAACGTCATGATCAGCCAGCTGCGCCAGATGCCGGGTTCGCCGATGCCGGCCGGCGGCGCGGCGGTCAACGCGGCGTGAGGGCGCGGCGATGGCGATGATCAACGTCAAGGCTGCGGTCAGTCAGGCGTCGATGGAATTGGGCATCGCCCAGCGCCCGGCGACGACGGCGGTCGGCTCGATCGACCAGGACATCGTGCAGATGACGGCGCTGCTCAACGCCGTCGCCGAGGAGGTGCTGCAGGAGGAGCCGTACCGCACCACGCTCGGCGATCAATTCTGGCTGCTCGACCCGACCACCGGCGAGCGGCTGATGACGCCCAATGCCGACGATAACATCATCCTGTTCGACGGCCGGCTGGCGATCGACGGGCTGAAGTTCCGCTTCATGCAGGCCAAGGGGCTCGAGTTCGGCGAGGCGATGCGTGACTTCGCCACCCGCCTCAACAAGCTGTCGAACCGCATCAATGGCCGCGTCATCGACCTCTATGTCGACGAGGGGCGCTGGGTATGAGGATGATCGCGCCCCGCACGCTGCGTCCCGTCGCGGTGCAGGTCAAGCGGCAGGTCGCCCAGGTCAAGCACGTCTCGGCGCCGCTCAAGGGGCTGTCGCTCAACTCCAAGCTGGTGCCGGGCGACCCGCTCAGCGCCACCGTGCTGAAAAATTTCGTCGCCGACGACGACCGCATCTCCAGCCGCGCCGGCTACGTCCACGTCATCACCGACCCGGCGCTGCGGCCGATCGAGGCGCTGATCCCGTTTTACGGGCAGCCGCAGCGGCTGGCGGCGGCGACCAACCACACCTTGATCAGCACCTCGGACGGCACGCTGCTCGCCGATGGCTTCACCTCCAATGACTGGCACTGGACCTCGTTCTCCAATCTCGGCGAGCAGGACTTCGTCGTCATGGTCAATGGCAGCGACGGCGTGTGGAGCTGGAACGGCGGCCTCACCCGCAACCCCGGCATCGTTCCGGTCACCGTCCTCGACAACCTCAACCCGGCGCGCTGCACCGTGTCGCCTGCCGACATCGGCAAGTTCATCAACGGCATGACGGTGGTGATCGCTGGCGCGGCCGGTGATCTGGCGTTCGTCAACGGCCCGCATGTCATCAACAACGTCGGGGTCGCGCCGTGGAGCAACTCGTTCGACCTGCCCGGCGTCGACGCCTCGGTGGCCGCCGCGCCGCAGCTCGGCAGCGTCACCGCGACGCCGCCGGGCAGCGTCGCCAAGGAGACGGTCACCGCGCCGGCCGCCGCGACCTGGATTGTTCCCGACCAGTTCCAGCTGGTGCTGTCGCACATGAACCGGCTGTGGTTCGCCGACAGCACCAACCTCGCCGTCTACTACCTGGAGCTGCAACAGAAGTCGGGCGAGCTGAAAGGCTACCTGCCGCTCAACGCCATCTTCAGGCGCGGCGGCTTCATCAAGGCAATGTACACCTGGGCGCTGGAGGGCGGCGTCAGCCTCGCCAACCAGCTGGTGATCTTCACCTCCAATGGCGAGGCGGCGATCTACGCCGGCACCGACCCCGGCCCGCAGGGCGATATGCAGCTGCGCGGCGTGTTCCGCTTCGACACGCCGATGTCAAAGCAGGGCGTCGTCAATTTCGGCGGCGAGCTCTACGTGCTGACCGCCACCGGCGTGGTGCCGATGTCGACCATGCTGCGCGCCGAGACCGAGCAGCTCGGGCAGGTCGACAAGAACATCATGAGCCTGTTCATGGCGGCCTCGACCAAATATCGCGACCGCCCCGGCTGGCAGCTGCTGATGAACCCGTCGAGCGCCCGCCTGATCTGCAACGTGCCGGCCGGCGCCTCCAACCGCTACGGCCAGATGATCCGCCACATGCCGCGCCCGGTGTGGTCGCAATGGGTCGACGTGCCGTCGCGCTGCTGGGGCTGGATCGACCCCTATCTCTACTTCGGCGACGATCGCGGCAACGTCTTTCGCATGCACCCGCAATACCGCAACGACAATGGCCAGCCGATCAAGGTCGACGTGCAGCTGGCGTGGTCGCAGTACGGCACCCCGGCACTCAAGCACTTCAAGATGATCCAGCCGTACATGATCACCGACGGCGACCCCCGGCCGATGGTCGAGGTCAAGGTCGACTACGACTATTCCGAGCCGAACAACCAGCCCGACGTGACCTTCGCCGAGCCCGGCGCCATCTGGGATGAGGCGCCGTGGAACGACAGCTTCTGGGCGAGCGGCGAGGACCGCGCCGTCAAGCTGTGGAACGGCGTTGCCGCCATCGGCCGCGTCGGCGGCCCGCGCCTCACCGCGCTGATCGACGGCTGCAACTTCGCGGTCAGCGGCTTCGACGTCATCTTCGAAACCGGGGCGGTGCTCGGATGAGGATCAGCTTCGCCCCGTTCGGCCCGCAAGAAGCGACGGCGCTGAGCGCCGCCACAACAATAGACTTCACCGCGACCGACTTTAGCAGCGAGCACTGGCTGTGCGTGGCCGGCCGCGACGATGACGGCGTGCTGGCAGGCGTCGCCTGCTTCGAGTTCAAGACTTGGTTCGACGCCTATTTCAACATCGCCGTGCGCGACCCCCGCTGCGTCTCGCGCCGCGTCATGCGCGCCATGTTCAAGGCGGTGTTCAGCAGGGCCGTGCGGGTCAGCGCCGAGATCGAGCCGGGCAATGAGCGGGCGCTCCGCCAAGCGCTGCTGATGGGCTTTGAGATCGAGGGCTACAAGCGCTTCGCCTTAGACGGCCGCAGGGACGCGCTGCAGCTCGGGATGACCTCGGACACCTGCCGCTACCTTCGCGCCCGCCAGCGAGCCCCGCAGCCGGCAAAGCATGGAGATTTCCATGGTCAGCTCTCCGAAGCCGCCTGACCCGTACAAGCAGGCCGCCGCCCAGCAGGGCGCCGAGCAGGGCGCCGCCGCGACCTCGGCAATAATGAACAACCCCAACCGCTACAACCCATGGGGCTCGCAGACCTATTCGATCGGCGGCTACGAGACCGTCACCGGCGCCGACGGCAAGCCCATCCAGGTGCCGCGCTATACCGAGACCACCAAGCTGTCTCCCGACCAGATGAAGCTGCTCGGCCTGCAGACGCAGGCTGGCTTCAATCTCGGCTCGACCGCCGTCGAGCAGTCGGCGAAGCTCAGGAAGCTGCTCGGCCAGAGCGTCTCGACCGCCGGCCTGCAGGCCTGGAACAAGGGCCAAGCTCCGGGCGCCGTGCGCCAGGACACGGCGCCGACCGATCGCAAGGCCATCGAGGCGGCGATGATGGGCCGCTTCAACACCGACGCCGCCACCCAGGCGGCGGCCCAGGACGCGCAGCTGGCGGCGCGCGGCCTGTCGCCCGGCTCGGCGCAGGCCGGCTTCGTGCAGCAGGGCCGCGACCGCGCCAGGACCGATGCGCTGCAGCAGGCCTATCTGGCCAGCGGCGGCGAGGCCCGCGCCGCCCAGGACGCCTTCAATCGCGCCGGCCTGCAGCGCTACCAGACCGGCCAGGACTACGCGACCTACCTCAACCAGCTCAGGCAGGGGCAGCTCGCCGAGCGGCTGCAGCTCAGGAACCAGCCAATCAACGAGATCACCGCGCTGATGGGCGGCATCCCGCTGCAGCAGCCCAACTTCCCCGGCTTCACCGGCCAGGGCATCAACGCCGCGCCGATCGGCGGCTACATGTCCAACGCCTACAACGCGCAAGCGCAGAACGCGGCCAACACCAACCAGGGCATCTTTGGCCTCGGCTCCGCCTTCATGGGCATGTTCTGAGGAGGCGACGATGGGCTCCAACAGCTCCAGCAGCTACGACCGGGGCGCGGTGGCACAGCCGATGACGCCGCAGCAGAACCCGGTGACGCCGCCGCCCGAGTTCGTGTCGTTCCTGCCGTCGACGCCCGGCGCCTCGGCGGCCGGGCTGACGCCGCAGATGTTTGCCGCGATCGAGGGCCAGAACCAGCCGGCGCCGCTGGCGCCAGCGCAGGGGCCGGCGCCGGTCGCGCAGCCGGGCATCAGCGAGACCGATCTGGCGCCGCTGTGGAACGCCCAGCCGAGCATGCGCAGCGGCCTGCAGAAGCAGGCGATGCCGCTGCTCGGCGGCAACACCCAGGGCGACCGCATGATGCTGGCCAGCCTGCTGGCGCGAGCGGCGCAGCGCGGCGGTAATGCCGGCGGTCAGCGCGGCAGCGGCGGCTACACCACCAGCGGCTCCGGTGTCGGCAGCTACGGAGGCGGGCTGCTCTGATGGCAAACTGGGCAACAGTCGCAGCGCTGGGCGATCCGTCGACGCCGCAATGGCAGGCTGAGAACCTGAGCTGGATCGAACCCATCAAGGGCCAGCGCTGGCAGGTCTACAAGCCGGCGGCGGCGGCCTTCGAAGGCCTGCTCACCGACCTTGCCCAGCTCGGCTACAACCCGATCTCCAGCGGCGGCTACAACTATCGCAACATCCGGGGCGGCGACCAGCTCAGCCAGCACGCCTTCGGCACGGCGATCGACCTCAATGCCATGACCAACCCGAGGGGACAGTCGGCGACCGACATCCCGCACGCCGCCGAGCTGGCCAGGAAACATGGCCTCGAATGGGGCGGCCTGTGGTCGAACCCCGATCCGATGCACTTCGAATATACCGGCGGCGGCCAACCGGCTGGCGGCGCGCTCTCGCCGCAGCAGCAGTGGGCGAGCCAGCTGTGGCCGATGGCGCAGGCGGTCGCCCAGCAGACCGGCCTCGACCCGCGCCTGATCATGGCGCAGACGGCGCTCGAAACCGGCTGGGGCAAGTCGGTCCCCAACATGAACTATTTCGGCGTCAAGGGTGCCGGCCCCGCCCAGAAAACGCTGGAGTTCATCGGCGGCAGAATGCAGCCGGTCGAGGCCAGCTTCGCCGGCTACAAAAATCCGCAGGAGAGCTTCGACGCCTACCAGAGGCTGATGCTCGGTGAGCGTTATGCAGGCGTGCGTTCGGCGCAGGGATTGGAGGCGCAGATCGCCGCGCTCGGCAAGTCTGGCTACGCCACGGACCCCGACTATGCCGCCAAAATCCTCGACATCGCCCAAGACATTCCCGCTGGCGGCTACCAAAGCAGCCAGCCGCCGCTGTCGCTATCGGGCATCGGCTCGCCCGGCGACAAGCCGCTCAGCAGCCCTTACGCGCTGCCCAAGGAGAAGCCGAAGACCTGGGGCCAGAAGATCGCCGGGGCGCTGTCGCAGGGCCTCGGCGACATCGCCATGGGCGGCGGCAACTGGCAGGCGCCGCAGATGCCGGCACAGCCCGGTGCCGCCAACGTGCAGGCGCAGCCGCGTCCGGCGTTCGACCCGGCGGCCAGCGAGATGCAGCGCCAGCGCCTGGCGCTGGCCATGCAGCGCTTGAACCAGGGAGTGTTGTTCTGATGGCGCGCTTCCCCGACGACACGTTCGGTCCTTCGATCCCGGCCGGCATCCTGCAGCCGCCGATCCCGACGCCGCGCCCGAACGTGCCGCAGCTGGCGGCAATCCCGACGCCGGCCCCGGCGCAGCTGATCCCGTCCGGTGGCGCCTCACCGGCGCCACAGACACTGGCCGCGCTGATGGCGCGCCAGAAGGCGCTGGCCGAGCAGCAGCAGGGCATCCAGTCGATGCCTGCCGGCACTATCCCGCAGGGGCTGGCGATGATGGCGCAGAGCCTCGTCAACGCACTGCAGCGGCGCAAGGCCGAGCGCCAGCTCGCCGAGGGCCGGCAGGACCTGAGCCAGCTGATGGGCGGCATCAATCTCGATACCGGCCCGACGTCGGAACAAATCGGCCAGATCATGACGCGCGATCCTGATTTGGCGCAGCAGCTCTATGTCGGCGCCATCAACGCGCGTGCGGCAGCTGCCAAGCAGGAGCACTGGGTCGACATCCCGCTGCCCGAGGGCGCCAAGGAAGGCACGCAGTGGCAGCAGAACACCGTGACCGGCGAGAAGCGCGCGGTCGGCGGCGCCGGCATCAGCATCAACACCGGCCAGCCGCTGCCGGCCGAGGTCGCCGGCCGCGTCGGCCTCGCCCAGGGCTTCCTCAACGACTACGAAAACATTCTGAAGGAGGTCGACGCCGGCAACCTGACCGGGGCCAACTACATCTCCAGCGTCACCTTCGGGCGCGGCACCGGGGGCGAGGCTTACCGGACCATCCAGAGCGGCGTCGACAGCCTCAGGCGCGGCCTGTCGGGCGCCGGCATCGGCGTTCAGGAGGCGCAGGACTACGCCGAGCGCTACGCGCCAGTGTGGTCCGACGACGCCGCCACGCTGCGCTCCAAGATGGGCGGCCTGCGCGACGACCTCCTCAACGTACAGGACGCGGTCACTCAGGGCCGCAAGATCGACCTGAGCACCTTGGGCAAGCGCGAGGAGCAGGCGCCCGCGCCGACATCAACCACCACGCCACCACCCGACACCACGGCCCCAGCGTCGACGCCAGCGACGACACCCACGCCGGCCGCCACGAAGGGCGCGCCGACCGAGGCATATCTCAAGGCCCGACCCGCAGGCATCTCCGAGGAGGCGTGGATAGCGGAATGGCAGAACGCGGACCCGACGCTATGGTAGACGAAGCCAAAGCCGCCCGCATGCGCATGGAGCTGGAGCGCGCCCGCGCTCGCACCAAGCAGCAGAAGGACCCGATGACGCTCGGTGGCGCCGCTGCGGCGACGGCGACCGGCCTGCGCGGCGCGATCGAAGGCATCCCCGGCGCGATCGGCGACATTCCCGAGATGGCCGGCCGAGCCATGGGCTGGGCACTACCGACTGCGCCGGGCGAAAATCGCGCCGATGTGATCGAACGGGTCGGCGAGCTGGCACGGCAGACGGCGACGCCGCTGTCGACGATCGTCACCGCCCTGCAGCGCGCCGGCATCATCGGTGGCGACACTGCCGAGACGACGCGCTCGATCGTCGCGCCGACGTCGAAGGACGTCGCCTCGGTCACCGACCCGGCGGTGGAGGCGGTCAGTCCGGCGGCACAAAAGTTCACCCGGCACGTTGCCGGCAATCCGCTGGAGAAGGGGATGGAGACGCTCGGCGGCATGCTGCCGGCGGCGGCCTCGTCGGGTAGCGCCCTGCAAAGGATCGCCCGCGTGCTATTCCCCACGGCCGGAACCGAGATCGGCGGCGCGGTCGGAGAGCAGCTCGGCAGCGAGACGCTGGGCCGGCTGCTCGGCGGCTTCGGCACGGCGTTGACGCCCGCTGCCACATCGAGGTTTATCGGCGGCCCGCAACTCAACGCTGAGCGTGCCCGGCAACTCCAGGCGCTGGAGCAGCGCGGTGTCGAGGTCACTGCCGGACAGGCCTCGGGCAAGCCGGCGCTGCAGTACGCGGAGACCGGCCCCTTTGCGACCAAGCCGGCAAGGATTGCCGAGCGGCAAGGCGAACAGTTTAACCGGGCGGCGCTGCGCGAGGCCGGCATCGATGCCGACCGGATGACGCCGGAAACCGTGCAGGCGGCGCGTGATCGTTTCGGCGGCGAGTATGAAGCGGTGATCCAGCGCACCGGCGGCGTGCCGCTCGACAGCGACATGACCCGCGACCTCGTCACCCTGGTTGACGACTACAAGCGCTTGAAGGGCACTGCAGCGGCACCGGCCGTCGATGGCTACCTGAAGCGCATCAGCGATGCCGCGCAAGCCAACGCCGACGTCATCCCGACCGATGTGTTCCGGCAAATCCGCAGCGACATCGCCAAGGACTTGCGCAAGATCAAGGACGACCCGTCGCTGGCGCAGACGCTGCGTGATTTCCAGGACACCCTCTATGGCAGCATCGGGCGCAATGCGCCGGCTGGCGTCGAGGGGACGTGGCGCGATCTCAACAACCGCTACCGCAACTTCAAGATCATGGAGAAGTCGATGCTCGGCCAAGGCGCTGGGACGGCCGAGGGAATGATCACGCCGTCGAAGCTACGCGGGGCCGTGCAGAACGCGGACCCCGAAGGCTATCTGGTCGAGCGCGGCGATCTCGATTTGCTGGCACGGGGTGGCGAGAACTTCATGAAACCGCTGCCGCAGAGCGGCACTGCGGCGCGCGCCGCGTTGCCGGCATTTTTGGGCGGCGTGGGAACAGCCTTGATGAGCGGTCAGCCGTTGACTGCTGCCGGACTGGCTGCCGGGGCGGCGGCTACTCCACTCGCCAGCAGCATCCTCACGTCACGGCCGGTGCGGACGACCCTGATCAACAGGATCAGCGGTCAAGGGCCAATGCCGCTCGACCCGCTGACGGCGGCGCTACTGGTCAGGCAGACGGAAACAGGGCGGCAATGATGCCAAGCACGGCAAAGGCCCCGACGATGATGCTGAGCCCGATGGCAACCTCGGAGCGCCACGATCGCGGCGGTTGCTTCGGTCGCGGCGGCTTCAGTTCGCCGGCCCCGGCGGTGAGCATCTCGAACAGCAAGCCGGCGGACACGGCGAGAAAAACGAAAACGGCGAGCTGGTACAGCATTGATCAGGGGAGCCTTGTGTTGACGATGAAGGAGACGATGCCGAGGGCGATGGTGAGAGCAATGTTGATCCCAACCATCCATTTTAGCAGCACGAGATCGGCTTCGACCTTGTCCATGGCCCCTCAAATAAGTTGCCCCACAGGTAACGTCAATGGCTGACGGCCGCGACGTCATAGCGCGCATGCTGGTCGGAATGGAGCGCCTCGGCGGCGGCGTGCCGACCGGCGCGGGCGATCTGCCGCTGATGCCGCAGCCGGCCTATGACACCGATCCGGCGCGGCAGAAGAAGTTCCTGGCCCAGCGCGACTGGCGCGGCATCGGCGACATGCTGCTCGGCATTCCCGACGTCACCAATCAGGCAGTCAACGCCGGCATCCGCGACATTGGCTCGCTGACCGGCCTCTATGACCCCAACACCGCCTACCAGTTCGGCATGCCGTCGCAGGACGCTGCCAACCTGGCCGCCGCCGCGACCGGCCAGGAGATCATCCCCGAGGCCTCGATGCCGCCTGACGTGCGCCAGCAGGGCGCCAACCGGCAGTTTTTGTTCGGCGCGCTGCCGGTCAACCCGGAGGCCTCGGTTGCGGCGGCGAGCAAGGCCATGCTCATCGGTCCCATGTCGAAGCTGTGGCGCGCCGACATGGCGCAGCTTGCTGAGAAGATGTGGCAGGAGGGCGTGGCGGCGGGGAAGCCGGCCACCGAGGTGCTCGATGAAATCTGGAAAGCTACCGGCACCGACACGCTGGCCGGCACCACGCGCGGCGCCGAGGGCGCGTGGAAGCAGGAGCTGCCCGATCAGTTGACATGGCTGAAGCAGGGGCCGCTGAGCGACCCCAAGACCGATCCCAAGACCTTGGGCGAGGCGTTCGAGCACCGGCTCGGGTTCGAGGCCTATCCCGAGCTGAAAAGCATGCCGATCATCGCCGAGGACTTGGCGCAGGGCGAGCGCGGCCGGCTCTACGCCGGCTTGCCCGAGGAGGGGATCGCCGATGAAATGTCGGTCAACAAGCGGCTGAGCCCGGTTGATCAGCGCAGCACGATCCTGCACGAGGGGTTCGGCCACGGCGTGCAGAATATCGAGGGCTGGGGGCGCGGTGCGAACGCTGGCGGGGGGCTCAGGCCGGGCACCACGGCATGGGAAATCTATCAGGAGCGGCTGGCTAAGATCGCCACGCCGATCTCGCGCGAGGAGTTTTACGCGCCTGGCGGGCCGGGGCATCCGGGCGCGTTCGACTACGAGGACTACCTCAAGCAGCACAACGACGCATTGAAGGGCGAGAGCGGCCGACGCCTGGACCGCATCGCTCAAGAGGAAGCCGTCAGGGAGGACTACAAGCGCAGATCGGGCGAGGCCGAGGCGCGCAACCTCCAACGCCGCGCCGACATGAGCCTTGAGGAGCTGAAGGAGAGGCCGTTTCACTCAACCTATGACATTCCGCTCGATGAGCAGATCGTCAACAAGCGCCGCGACGACCTCTCCGAGGTGATGCAGGAGAAAGACCCGGAATGGTGGCACCCGGTCGGCGGCGGCGTAAAGCTGCGCGAGCCGTTCAGCACTCTCACCTCCAAGACCGAGCAACTTCCGATCCTGCCCGACGTGCCGATCTCGCCCGAGCGCTTGCTCGGCGGCTACGGGCTGCCGCTCTACGGCGACCGGACGATGGCCGCGAAGAACCTACTCGACGTCAATGGCGTGCCGCTCACCACCAGTCAGCACCTCGGCGGCGGCGGTCGCTTCATGCAGGAGACGCCCGGTTCGATCTGGGCATCGGAGCAGGGTCGCATCACCAACCTCCTCAACAGGCAGCGCGAGCTGGAGGAAGCCAGCGGCGGCGCTCCGGTCTATGGCGTGCATACCGCGATGGGTCCGCTCGGCGGCGACTTCGCCAAGATGACGACGAGGCCGCTCCTCGACCTGATGGGACAGGCGAAGGGCGACATCACCGACAAGGCCGCCAGGGCCTTCGACAGGGAGGCGCGCTCGGAGGACTGGGGCATCACCGACTGGCCCGGCGTCAAGAGCGGCAGCGGCAGCTTCGAGGAGTGGCTGACGAGCACTTCGGGCGGCAACCGCGCCAACCTCGCCAAGATCGTGCAGAAGGGCCAGTACCGCGATCAAGGGTTCCCCGACATGGCGGCGCTGCGCAAGGCCATCATCGAGCCCGAGCTGATGGACGTGCCGATGCTGACCACCGGCATGAGCGTGGGGCAGTTCGAGCCCGGCGGCCGGGCGATCTTCGATCCCGTCAAGCCGCACGACACCTATCCGGTGCAGGCTGCCGGCAGTCATGTCGGCAACATGGGGCAGGTGCCGTTCGAGTTGATGTTCCCCGACTTCATGAGCACCCGCCGGGCCGGCGAGCAACTACCGCACACCGGCAGGACGGTCGAGCTGCAGGTGCCGTCGCAGAAATTCGATGATCAGTGGCTCGACCGCATCATGCCGTGGTGGCTCAGCCGAGGACAGAAGAAATGAAGGCGGTGCGGTACTTGCGGTCGATCTCGGCGATGATCGCCTCGGCGTCGGCTTCGCTCCAGCTCCCATCGGGCTGGCGCTGGAGGCCGAGGCGCTCGGCAACCTCGTCCTGCGTGAACGCGAACATCTCGGTGATGTTTTGTTCGACAATTTCGAGCTGCTCGGGTGTCAGCGCGGCGGTCATTTTCGCGGTCCTCAGTTCACGCCTTCAAATAGGCATTCATTTCCCCGGAGGCAACCATGCCCTATAACGGTTCCGGCGTTTTCCTGCGCACCCAAAACTGGACCGCCGACGCGGCGGCCGGCATCAAGATCGTCACCGATCGTCACGACAACGAGGACGACAATTTCGCCTCGGGCCTCTCCCAGGTCATCTGCCGCGACGGGCAGTCGCAAATCACCCAGGACATCCCATGGAACGGCCGCCGGATCACCGGCCTTGCCAACCCGGTCGATCCGCAGGACGCGGTGACCAAACACTGGGCCTCGGACACCATTCGGGCGTTCTCGGAGGGCATCCGGCTGACCGGCGCGACGGTGGGCGGCATCTCCAAGGCGGTGGTCGGCTTCAGCGAGGCGGTGATGAGCATCGTCGGCCGCAACGCCGGTCAGCCTGCCGGCAGCAAGCGACGGATCGCCTTCAACAGCTCTGTCGGCAGCGCTGGCGCAGACCTCGCCTACATCAACGACGATGGCACCGTCACCGGCTTCATGTCCTTCATCGACCGCTACTACACGGCGAACGCGACGTGGACGAAGCCGACGATTGCCGACAACGGCATCGTGCCCAAGTACGTCGAGGTCTGGGTGCAGGGCGCTGGCGGCGGTGGTGGCGGGGCAGCTGCCTCGGGGGGAGCAACGCCACCAAACGTCATGGTCGGCGCTGGTGGTGGTGGCGGTGCCTATTCGCACAAGGTCTACAATGCCGCCGATTTGGGGGCGACGGTCGGCATCACGATTGGTGCGCGCGGCACTGCCGGACCCGGCACGCCCGGCACCCCCGGCGGCACTGGTGCCCAGTCGTCGTTCGGTGCGCAGACTGCCCTCGGCGGCACCGGGGGCACGAACACTGCCAACAACGCCGTTGCGCAGATCGCCCCCGGCGGCGCTGGTGCCACGACCGGTGCCGGGTCTCCCGACGAGCTGTTCAATGGATCACCCGGTCAGGCCGGCATCAAGTTTGGCGGCACGCCACTCGTGGGCGTTGGTGGAGCCGGCGGCGCGGGCGGGTGCGGTGCTGGCGGCTCGCGTGCAGCAGGGTCTCCGGCTCAGCCGGGCGTCTCCGCCGACCCCGGTGCCGGCGGCAATGGTGGTTACTCGGTCGATGGCGGTGGCGGCTCGGGCGGTGGTGCTGGTGGCCTCGGCTTCGTTCATGTCAGGGAGTGGTATTGATGGCCCGCTATCAGCTGATCGAGGACGCCACCGGCAACGTCGTCAACGTCATCGAGTGGGACGGCAACGAGGCTGGCTGGCAACCGCCCCCCGGCTATTCGGCGGTGCTCGATGATCCCGACACGATCTGGACCTATGACGGCGAGAAGTACGTGCCGTTCGTCTCGCCAGAGCAGGGACCGCTCACATGATCATCCTGCTTGACCCGGTCGAGCCGGCGCCGATCAGCTTCCGCCACCCGGTCGGCTGCGTGCTCAACATGTCGTTCGAGTTCCAGCACCAGAACGGCTCGCCGGCCGACCCGACGCCGCTCTATCCGCAGTTCGTGCTGGTGTCGCGCACGCTCGGCTATGCCTACGGCTACAACGTCGAGACGACGGTCCCCTACAGTGGCGGCGCCCAGGTCGAAATCCCCGGCAACTTCTTCATGGACCTCAACGGCTACACGGTCGAGCTGTACAGCCGCAACGCTGACGGCAATCCGCTGCAGCTGCTCGGCAAGGGCACCTGCCGCCTCGACGGCGGCGCCTACTTCTGGCTCGGCCCGCTGGGGCCGGCCTCGACGCCGGTGATCCAGGGACCGCCTGGACCGCCCGGACCTCAAGGCCCAGCCAGCACGGTGCCCGGACCTCAGGGTCCGGTCGGTCCCGCAGGACAGCAAGGCGAGCGCGGCGGCACGTGGTACACCGGCGACGGCTACCCGGCCATCACGATGCCGAGCCCGGTCGGCCGTGTCGACGGCGACATGTATCTGAAAAACATTGACCCCGATGGCGGCACCGCGTGGCGCTGGAGTGCTTCGACGTCATCGTGGCTCTACAGCGGCGCCGACATCACCGGCCCTGTCGGGCCGCAGGGTCCTGCTGGCCCGACAGGGCCGAGCGGCACCATGGCGGCGATCGTCTCGCCGACAGTGCCGCCCACGGCGACGCTGCCGGAGGGTGCGCTGTGGGTGCAGCCGCCCGATGACCATCTGTACATCCTGCAAAGCGGCGAGTGGCGGGGGTACACGGCGGACTGGGCCTGGGCGATGCCATGACCATCCCCGAGCAGGCCGGCAAGGTCGCTACCAGCGCCATCGACGCGATGAAGGCCAACCCGTCATGTCTCGCGGCGCTGCTGGTCGTCGCCCTGTTCGGTGTCCTTCAATATTTCGAGGACGTGCGCCAGAACGAGCGCATGGAGCAGCGCGTGGTGGAGGTGTCGAAGCTGCTCAACAGCTGTTTCGACACTATGGAGCACCGGAAGTGACCGAGGCCATCACCCGCAGCATTATCGCCGTGCTCATCGTGGTCGGCTTCTTCGGCCTGATCGCGGTCGTGCTGTTCGGTTTTGTCGACGTCGAGAGCCCGACGATCGCCAAGCTGCTCGGACTGTTGTTTGGCTATGTCAGCGGCCTGCTGCAGCCGATCATCGTGCGCTACTTCAAGGAGCCAACGCCATGAGCATGCTGAACATCCTAATCTATGTGCTTGTCATCGCCGTGGTGGTCGGCCTCGTCTGGTGGGTGGCTGACTATCTGCCGGTGCCGCAACCGCTCAACAAGCTGATCAAGATCGTCGCCATTGTCGTCGGCGTCATCGCCGTGATCTATGCTCTGCTGGCGCTGCCCGGCGCATTCCCAGGGAGGGCTCTATGACCAGCCCCGTTATCGACCTCTCGCATTGGAACCCGACGCCCGACTGGGCCAGGACCAAGCAGGCCGGCGTCGTCGGCGTCATCCACAAGGCGACCGAGGGCACCGGCAACGTCGACCAGACGCTGTTTTCCCGCGCCTCGGCGGCGATGGCGGCCGGCCTCAAATGGTCGACCTATCACTTCCTGCGTCCTGGCTCGATGCAGGCGCAGATGGACCACTACCTCAAGACCATCAATCCGGTGCCGGGCGAGCGCGTCTGCCTCGACCACGAGGACAAGGGCGTCAGCCTCGGCCAGCTGGAGGAGGCGGTCCTCATCCTGCAGAAAAAGCCGCTCAACCTGCAGGTCTGCGTCTACTCGGGGCACGTCATCAAGGAGCAGCTCGGCAACAAGAAGTCGGACATCCTGGCCACGACGTCGCTGTGGATTGCCCAGTACACCAACGCCTCGGCGCCGAGCTGGCCGACCGGCACGTGGCCGGCGTGGTCGCTGTGGCAGTACACCGACAGCGAGACGGTGCCCGGCATATCGGCGCCGGTCGACGGCGACCGCTGGAACGGCACCACCGAGGGCCTCATCAAGTGGTTCGGCCCGGCCGGCGCCGAGCCGGCACCATCGCCAGAGCCTC